TAGATTCTGCGCCGACGCTGTGGAACTCCCCAGCCCTGTGCGTCCATGAGGCGGTACGCAATGCTCCATCCGTCTCCCAGAAGAATGTCTGCGTATGCCCATCCACCTTTTTGAGGCAAAGGCACCTCGGGTGCTTCCGGCTCTTTGAGGTGGACGATCTCCGTAAGGACGGATTGGAAATCCCGTCCGCCCGAACTTGAAAACGCGCCCGCGACATTCTCCCAGACGATGTATCTTGGGTATCTTCCATTCGTTGCACACCTCATTTCTCGCACGATACGAATTGCCTCGAAGAACAGTACGGATTCCGTACCGTAAAGCCCGTCTCTGCGCCCCGCGATGCTGAGATTCGTGCAGGGCGAGCCGAACGTGATGATGTCCACAGGCTCGATCTCATCCCCACGAATCTGGTGGATGTCCCCCAGATGCTTGACGGAAGGCAGCCTCTTTGTGGTGACGCGAATCGGGAACGGCTCGACCTCCGATGCCCACTTCGGCGTAATCCCCGCGAGAACCGCCCCAAGTGTGAAGCCCCCGCTTCCGTCGAAGAGACTGCCGAGCGTGAGCGGCACTTGCGTATTCACGCACTCCCTCGCTCTGTCATGCGCTCAAGCATCTTCCCCGTCATCCAGACTGCGCCCTCGATGACAAGCGGCAGGAAGATGCGATCGCGGAATCTGCACCATCCCGTCTCCTTCTCGGCACTCTCCTTCAGCGCCGCAGTATAGGCGGCAGACACCTCACGCGCCGCCGGGAGTCCCTTCTCGTGCAGCCAGAGGACGGTCGCTTCCTTTGCCTCTGTCCGCACGAAATCCCCGACATGATTCTTCAGTTCGTTTTGAATGTGTTCCAGTTTCATCTTCAACTCTCTCCTTCATAGTCCGTTACCCCACGCGCAATGGCGCGGGCAAATTCATCCTGCTGCGTCCCAAGAAGCTCTGCATCGCTCGCATGGTCGATAAACGCAAGCTCCACAAGCACAGCGACCGCATCCGTGTTGCTCAGAACGTAAAGACCGTTAACACCGGGCTTTGCTCCCTTTATTCCGCGATCCGTTGTACCAAGCGCATCCACAATCTGGTTCTGGATGCAGCGTGCCAGTGTCTCCCCTGCGCCGCTTCCGTAGAAGTGCCAGACCTCCGTTCCGTTCGCACTGCCGTTATAGGCGTTGCAATGAATGGAGATGAATACGTCCGCACCGCTACGGTCAGAAGCCGAGACTACTTCATGCAGACTGTCCGATTGCAAAGTGCCAACTACCTCCACACCTGCGGCGGTGAGATACCCCGCGACAAGGTCTGAGACGTTCTTTGCCACATCACATTCTCGCAGTCCGTAGCCGCAGGCGCCGGGGTCGGGATTTCCGTTAGGGGCGTGCCCCGGATTCAAAAACACACGCATCACAATTCCTCCTTCACTTTTGACACATCCGCATACGGAATACGCTCACCGTCACGTTCCAAAAACACATCTTCGGCATTCCCATTTTTGCACTGAATGTACCTCTCAACAGCGACATCCACGAATTTCCCTTCAAGTTCCACGCCATAGCAGATACGCCCCAACTGCTCACAGGCGATGAGCGTTGATGCAGAACCGAGGAAGCCGTCGAGAACGATACCATTCGTCTGCGTACACTGCTTGACGAGATACGCGATGAGCGGAACGGGCTTTGAGGACGGATGACCGCAGCCGTCCTTCTTCGAATCCTTGATACGGTCGAATGCAAAGACAGTGGTCTGCTTCTGGTCGCCGTACCATCTGTGCCGCCCGTCCTTACGCCATCCCCAGATGATCGGCTCGTGGATGTACTTCCAGTCCGTGCGTGTGAGGACAAGGCGGTCTTTCTTCCACACCAGTCCTGCGCCAACCTTAAAGCCCGCATCTTCATAAGCGTCATGAAAGATGCGGGCTTTTGCTGTTGCGTAGAAAACGTAGATGGAAGCGTCCGTCGCCATTGCCGAGTGAAAGGCGGTAAAAGCGGATTTCAGGAACTCGTAGGCATCCTTGTCATTCAGATCGTCATTCTTGATTTTCCCGGATGTGCTTTCCAGAGCCACAAAATACGGCGGGTCCGTACAGACAAGGTTGACCTTCTCACTGCCGAGCAGCCGCTCATATGTCTTCGGCAGTGTGGAATCGCCACAGATAACACGGTGCTTGCCGAGATGCCACACATCACCCGACCGAGTGACACAAGGCTTTGCGAGTTCTGCATCCACGTCGAAATCATCTTCCTGTGTTTCACCATCATCCAGTGAGAGCAGGTCGGTAATCTCCGCTTCGTCAAAGCCCGTGAGTGAGATGTCGAAGTCCATACCCTGCAAGGCTTCCATCTCGACGCGCAGCATATCTTCATCCCATCCTGCATCGAGTGCGAAACGGTTGTCTGCGAGGATGTACGCTTTCTTTTGCGCTTCCGTCAGATGGTCGACGAATACGCACGGCACATTCTCCATGCCCTCCGCCCGTGCAGCCATAACGCGCCCGTGTCCTGCAAGAATGCCGTAGTCCTTGTCGATAATGACAGGACTCACGAATCCGAACTCCCGCAGACTGCCGCGCAGCTTGTTGATCTGCTCGGGCGAATGCGTTCGTGCATTGTTGGCATACGGAACGAGTTTACTGATTGGAACGAGCTTCATCTCCGATGTTGTTTTGTTCAAATGAATCCCTCCTTACTTCCTCGAACGCAGCAGCCGCTCCATCCGGTCCTCCTGCGGAGAGCCGACGAATGTTGTGGTGCAGTTCTGCTTTACGATATCGAATATCTCGTACCAGAGCAGATTGGACTGCTTCTGGAACGCCTGCCCCATCTGGACAAAGGGGCTTGCAATCGCCCCGCCTGTGGTCGGATGCTTGCCGATTAGCCCGTATTGACTCATTGCTTCCTCGCATTGGATGAAGCGGGCAAATGCCTGAGCGTAGCTTTCGATGAGCCGTGGATTCACAAGCCGCTCACAACCGCGCTCCTTGAGCCACAGCCATGTTTCACGAAAAATCTCATCCGCACCGAGCGGCTTTCCGTTCCTCTGCCGTGCAGACAGGAATTCACTCGGAGTTGGCATCTCCTCACCGTAGAGGTCAGCGGCATCCACAAGGTCTGTGCCGTCCAGTTCTGTCATTGGGAACTCCATGATGTGCGCTGTGCGCCCGCCCGCAATCTTGTCCACCAGTGCTTCGGGTTTATCTCCCGCCCGGATACGCCGCCCTCCGCGATTTGTACCGTCACGCGCCATCTTCTCGCCCCCTTCCTTTAATACCCCGTTTGAACCGACGTTTTTGTGCGTGCGCCCCCTCCCCGGTCCAGTAGCGGCGCGGTTTTAGAGACTTTACCGCCCCCTAGGGGGCAATATCGTGTTGCATTTGCTTCACTTTCGCGTTACAATAACCAAAAGGAGGTTATCCATCATGTCCAAGACTGCAACAATCAATATGCGCATCGAACCGACAATCAAAGCGCAAGCTGAAACGGTTTTTTCCAGTTTCGGTATCTCCGTTACCGACGCCATCAACATCTTTCTACACGCATCCATCATGGAGGGAGGCTTTCCCTTCCAACCGAAACAGCCCCGTTATAACAGAGAAACACTTCTTGCCATGCAGGAAGCACGCGACATCATGGATGGTAAAATTGAGCCGAAGCGTTATCCGTCACTGTCCGCACTGATGGATGATCTGGATGCGGAGGATGCCCATGCTTGATCTCGTCACCACCACGCAGTTTCGCAAGGATTTAAAGAAGCTGCGTAAACGTGGAGCAGATATACAAAAGCTGGATGATGTCCTGCAAATGCTCTGCGCGGAAAAACAACTCTCTGAAAGGTATCGGGATCATGCGCTCGTTGGTGATTACATTGGTTTTCGCGAATGCCACATCATGCCGGACTGGCTACTCATATATGCCATCGACAAAGGAAAACTGATTCTGACCGCTTCCCGCACAGGTTCACATAGCGATCTCTTCTAGCCGATTCATTGGAGTCGGCTTTTTATTTTGGTGCTTTCCGTTGATGAATCCGCTCATGACAAGATACGCAGAGCGACATCAAATTGCTCTCGTCATGTGTTCCACCATCACCGAGCGACTTGATGTGATGCACAAGCGTCGCGAGGACGTATCTGCCCTGCTCTTTGCATTGCTCGCAGAGCGGATGCCCCGCCAAGTGTCGGTCGCGAATCCTGCGCCATACGCTGCCATACCGCTCGTGCTGATCGTAGCCGCGCGTGAAGTGGTCGTAATGACGCTGCATAACTTTCTCGTGGACCTCACAGTAACAGCTTTTTCGATCCGTAAGGTTCGGACAGCCTGTCATGCGGCAGGGTCGTTTCGGTTTACTGGGCATTGCGTTTCTCCATCAAAAAAGCCCTCGCGGAGAATTGCTTCTCCGAGAAGGCTGATTTCATATCCTATTCTTGCTGAGTCTATCATATCACTGTCAACCCTATGAACGCAACGTGAACCTTTGTGAACTTATGTGAACTCAGATGCACTTTGCTGTCTTTTTTCCAAAATTTTTTCAACTTCATCCAGAGCCTTGGCATGAATCTTATGCACCCACCGTATGCTGACGCTCATTTCCGCTGCAATATCTTCCCACGATTTGAAACGGTGGTAACGTCGCTCAAGTACCATCTGAGCATTTTCATCCGTGACCTGCCAGATCGTGTTCATGATCTCAAGTTTCAGACTGACCAGACGGTCAATGTCCGCATTGATCTCCTCTTCCGTGTCGGTCAGTCGCGCAATGATGTTTTCCATCCGCTGATTGTTCGGACTCGGACTCCTCGGCATATCGCTGATGACGGCGCTCACATTCATCGCCATGTCACGCAGCTGCGACACATGGGCAACCTTATCATTGATGCGCCGATCAATGTTCCATGCCTGACTGAGATACTCTTTCGCCATCATGCAAATTCCCCCTCCAACTTTTCTAGCAGCCATTCTCCATCCAGACTTGTCAGCTGTCCGAACCATGCGGAACGAAAGAACCGCTCCGTCTCAGAGAGCATCGCTGCCGCCGCAACATTCTCTGCGTCTTTGCCGAGTGCCGTCCGCGCCCTCCGATAGTCCGTCACCACCTGCTCGATGATAGCATTTGCCAGATTCTCGTAATTTTTCCGATACACTTATCCCACCTCCGCTTTGACCGCTTCAATCAGTGCCGCCTGTGTCTTGTCCTTCCGTTTCAAGGCACGGAGGATTCTCTCGTCAATCGTGCCCTCGGCGATGATGTGCTGCACCACCACAGTCTTTGCGTTCTGCCCCTGCCGATAGAGCCGTGCCACGGTCTGTTGGTAGAGTTCCAAGCTCCAGGTGATACCGAACCACACGAGGGTCGAGCCGCCACTCTGGAGATTCAGCCCGTGTCCCGCACTTGCAGGATGGATAAGTGCGACGGTGATCTCTCCACGATTCCAACGAGCGATTGCCTCGTCCGTATCCAGTCGGACACATGGTACGCGCTTTTCGATGCGCTCCGCATCATGTCTGAACCAATATGCCACGAGAAGCGGCTTGCCGTTCATGCTCTCAACGATGTCCTCCAAGGCATCCAGTTTGCGGTCATGGATATGCAGTGTGGTTCCATCGTTCGTATAGACTGCACCGTTTGCCATCTGTGCGAGCTTGCCCGACAGAACTCCGGCATTTGCCGCCGTCACCTCATCGCCCTTCATCTGCAAAACCAACTGCTCGCACATCTCAGCATACATTTTCTTCTCTTCCTCATTCATGCAGACGCTGTATTCACTCTCGATCAGCTCCGGCATCCTCAGATGGTCGGCGGCTTTCATGGAGATGGTGATGTCAGAGATTTTCTCATAAATCTGTGCCTCTGTCCCCGGCAACGGTGCATAGGAGAACACCACCGATCCGTTGCGCTTGTCCGGCTTGAAATAGTCCTGGCGATACTTCGTAATGAATCGCCCCAGACGCTTTCCCATATCCAGCACCTTGAATTCCGCGAACAAGTCCATCAAGCCGTTGCCGGACGGCGTACCCGTCAGTCCGATGACTCTCTTTGCCAAGGGGCGAACCTTCATAAGCGCCTTGAATCGCTTGCTGCTCCAATTCTTGAAAGACGATAACTCGTCAATCACGATGGCATCGTAGGTGAAGTCGGTTTTCTCCACGAGCCACGGCACGTTCTCACGGTTGATGATGTAGAGAGAGGCTTGCCGCCGAAGTGCCGCCAACCGTTCTTTCTCCGTACCGACCGCAACAGAGTAGCGAATATGGTTCAGATGCTCCCACTTGTCGATTTCCTGCGGCCATGTGTTTCTTGCCACTCGAAGCGGAGCGATGACGAGGACGCGGGAAATCTCGAAGCTGTCGAAGAGCAGGTTGTTGAGGGCTGTGAGAGTAATCACGGTCTTTCCTCAGCCCAAGCCCATATCCAGGAGTACGGCGGCAGTTTTATGGCTCTCGATAAAGTCGATGGCGTACTGCTGGTAATCATGCGGTATGAACTTCATAGGGCATCACCTCCAATCTCAACGGAATTCATTACCGAAACACTTCCTGCAGCACATCCACATGATAGGTGTTTACCATGCCATATTTGGCATCGTATTCTTTGCCGATGTGGTAGCCCTGCTTTCTGGACATCGCGGCTGCCTTGCGCCCAAGCCCGGCGGCAACATCCCGACTCACTCCACGGATTCCCATGAGATTGGCATAGCCGATGATGGTGTAGTGGTGCTCATCGATAGTCATCTGCTTGGATTCGACCTCAAGAAGCCGCTCGTCCACCTTGTCGATACGCGCATTTGCCGCCTTGATCGCCCTTGCCTGTTCCACCATTCGCTGTGCGCTACACAGCAGAAATTCCTCGGGTGTCATGTTCTTCGCAACTTTGAAGTAACTGTCTTCGAGCTGTTCAAATACATCCCACGCCCGCTCCGTCCCAAGCATCTTGCTGTGACGGGCAGCGCCTCTCTCCGTCCAGAGATACAGATGACGTGTTTTCGGGGAAATTTGCAGTTCGATATTTTCGACCTGCAAACGGAAGGTCTGTAAATCCTGCCCTTCCAGAACAAAGAAGTGTTTCCCCGCAATAAATCGCACACGGTTGTTGTTGAAGTTCTGCTGAATATGCTTCGGGGCGCATCCATACGCCTCGGCAAGCTGCTCCGTGGTCATGACACGGATGCTGTTGTGTTCCAATACCGTAAGTTCATTCATGGTCGATTTCCTCCAATACGCCGTCAATCTGCTCGATGCCGTCAATCACATACACCTTGAATCCAAGCCGTCGGAGTAGCCTATGACGGGCGAGCTGCAAGGCTCTCGGCTTCTTCCCCGGTGTTTTCAGTTCCACAAAGCCCATTCTGCCGCCGGGCAGAAGCACCAGTCGGTCGGGCATTCCATCGAATCCCGGCGAGGTGAACTTCGGAGCGATGCCGCCCATCGTCTTAGTTCTTGCTGCAAGTTCCTTCTCAATGTCTTTTTCCCGCATCCTGTTCTCCTGTTCCACACTCCGTTCCATGTGCTTGTTCCATCCTTCCATCCAGTCATAGCAAGGCTTTTGATGGTTTTTGGAACAACGCTGCACAGGAAATTTTGCTTTACGCGCGTATGTGTATACCCGCGCGCTCACTATTTATTTTTTATATATTTTATTTAATATATAAATATTGTTCCCTTGTACCGAAGCCTTATACAGCAAAGCTTTGAACGTGGAACAACTGCGGCACAAGTCACAAGCGGCTGTAAATTCTCTGCTTGCCATAGATCGGGATGCGTCTCGGTTCGGGCAGTTTCTGCCATTCGGGGATCTTTGCCATAATGGCAGCGATGGCATAGCTGTCGATGGGACGCAGATCCTCTTTCCGTCTGCCAAAACATTCACACCAGATCTCCATATTGCTGACGGTCTGCCGCTTTTCTGTCCCTCGTGCGGAAAGATCGTCGCCGCTCAGGAAGTCCCGCCGTTCATAAAGCCCCATCTGATTCCAGTTGGCAGGAAGAAGTTCATCCAGATAGAGCCGCACCAATCCTTCACGCTCATCCTGCTCCGTAACGGCATCCTGCTCGGCTTTCGCCACGGACTCCAACTCCGCGTCAAGGTAGAGGGATTCCCCGGCATCATAACGCGCGACAGCCTCTGCCCAGATCTGCTTGATCTCCTCCAAGGAGAGATCCCACGGCTTCCTTTTCCCGCCCGGTGTCTTGACCGTCCAAAAGCGGCGATTTCCTGTACCGTCACGGAGATATGCGCCCTCGCAGTTGGTCGTGCCAAAGAAGATGCACTGTCTCGGATGCGGGGTAACACGCCGCCCGAAACTGGCTCTGTATTTATCATCCTGCCGCGAAATAAACGCCTTGACCTTGTCGATGTCGGCTTTCCGCATGCCCGCAAGTTCTCCGATTTCCATGATCCAGTAGCCTTGGAGTTTTTCGGCTGCGGTCTTGTCGTTCATGTCGGTCAGAGACAGGCTGTCGGAATACCACTCGCCGCCCAGAAGTGCCACGATTGTAGATTTACCGATTCCCTGCGGTCCGTTCAGGACGAGAATGTTGTCGAACTTGATGCCGGGTTTCCGCACTCTTGCAACAGCGGCGCAGAGTGTCTTTCTCGTGACTGCACGTACATAGGCATTATCCGGCGCTCCAAGATAATCAATGAGCAGGGTGTCCAGACGCGGGACTTTATCCCACGGCGGCAGACTGTCTAAAAACTCACGGATGGGATGATAGGATCGGTCGTCGGCGACCTTGGTCACACCAATCTCATAGTTTCGTGCCGAGAACGTTCCATAGTGATCGTCTACATAGCAGATGAGCTGCGCGTCATCTGCATCCCGCCAGAACCTCCCCGGATGCTTCCACGGGACTTCTCCCCGAATTTCCATATTGTCCGCCAGTTGGTTGAATACGATCCCCTTCAAGACCGAATCATGCTCCATGATGAGTTTCAAATTGCGCAGGGAGTTGACCAGTACGCCGTTCTTGTCACGAACGAGTGCCGTCTCCCAATCACTGCCCTCAAAATCCTGTGCCGCCGTCTCCCTCCGCTCGGCGAGGAGCAAGGAGGAAACGAGTTCATCGCGACTGGCAAGTTCTGCCATCGCCGCAAAGGACTTCTTGGAGTCATCGTCACCGAACTTATGGATTCGAACGAGGTCAAATGCGTTCAGGAGTTTTTCGGAGGCAGGATCGGTTGCATGATGCGAGTATGCGAATTTGCCGTCATAGACGACCACACCCGCCGTTCCTTCGCCGGGGATGTAGTCATAACGCCCATCTACCGCCGACGGTGTATAGACATCGGAGAGATGTTTCTCAATGACTTCCTCGATGCTGTAGGCACGGCAGAAGGCTCCGACGATGCCACTTTTCTGAAGTGGATCTGCCTGTGTGCTGACACTGTGCTTTACGGCTTCGGACTGGCGGGAAGATACCGGCCATTGTGTCACATCCCGCCAGTCATCGTATTTTGCGAGATAGGCATCCACATCCAGCGGATCACCGTCCTGCTCCTCAAATATGAACTCGCCGTTGGACGGGCAGGAAGCCCAGTACATCATGCGGTTTGCCTGATAGGTGGAGTCATCGAAATACTCCATGCCGATCTGTTTTGCGACCATACGCATGAATGGTGCATATTCTTCCTCACTGACTTCGCGGAAGAACGGCATCACGAGACGATACCGCTGATGTTGTGGCGCATGACTGTGGGTGGAGTAGATGAAGAAACGTACGCCCGCGAGGACTTCTTTTGCTTTACCGAGAAAATCCTCCCCGTCGGGAATGTGATCAGCATCGAGCGCACCGCACTCCCTGCTGATGACATGACCTTTCTTCCGAATGCCGCCTCTCAGCCAGCCGCCGACAAAGCCACCCTGGTCTTTGGCAATATCCCGCTGTGCCTTCGGCAGTTTCGGATACTCTTCCACGGTTTCCGAGGTACGGATGGGATGACGGTTGCGCTCTTTGATGTCCTCCCAGCTCATTTCTTTGTTTTTGTACCGCTTCTCGGTATTACGATTACAGACCGCGATTTTCATGGAGCAAGCACCTCCTCGCATTTGGTTGTGAAATAACGGATGTTCTTCCGCAGTCTCCCGGCATGAGCAATCTCCGTTTCCATGCCCTCGGTGATTCGCTCGCCGAACACCCAGACCTCGCCGCACAGCCTCAGAAGCTCGAAGTTCATATCCATCGCTTTCTCCCGCTCATCTACCTCCGACATGAACTGAGGAAAGTACAAGTGCGGCGCAAGGGGAATCCGTCCCCTGCTCACAGCAAACTTGCAGTACTGCCGCGCCCGCATGACATTGACGCGCGGATTGTCCCGATAGGGAGAGCAGATGTAGGTGAACAGATTCTGTCGGAATACCTTGGTGAGAGCTGCGTGCGCTGTAGGATCGGCATAGCCCTCGTGATTTCTTCTCTCAATCATTTCTCGCACCTCATCTTCCTGCTGCACTCCGTGCAGCAGATCGCCGTGCCGAAGAGGTCGAACTCCGCATCGCCGAAAAACTCGTTGAGGTCGACAGGCACTTCCGCTCCGCAGCGCGGACAATGGCAAAAGACATTCTCATCGTTGATTTCCACCGTGACCTCCAGAGCCTCATTGATGTTTTCCTTGACATAGAACATAAAGGCTTTCCTCCCTTTGAAAACTGATTAGTTCCTCTCATCAGTAAGAGGACGAACAGGGAGGTTTTGGTCACCAAAAATCCTCCCATTTTTCACGGGAGGATTGAAGTCAATCTTTCTGATAGAATTGGCACTCGAAACCATCGGCACGGAGCGGGAGTCCGTCTGCCCAAGGCGGGGTTCGCGCCATCTGCTCACACACGGCAACAAGAGAGACTCGCTCGTCGCATTCGATGATGAGTTCGTCATGGACGTGCGCGACAATGTCCATCGTTCGCAGCGTCTGCATGGCATAACAGAGAATGTCACGGCTGATTGCCTGCGTGATGTTTTCCACGAGCTTCGGGCCGTAGGATTCGATCCGCGCCCACTTTTTCGATAGGTCGAGTCCCATATAGGTGATGGATTCGCCGCCAAACCGATTCTCTCCAATGCGCGGCTTCACATAGGAAAGCCGTCTGCCACTCGGTAGTTCGATGAACATCATGCTGCCCTGATAGATGAACCGGATACCGTGCGTGATTTTTGTGCTGCGTTCCTTGATGCAGTCCTTTGCGGCACGATCCACAGCCCACCAGAAATCCACTATGCTCAGATTTGCTGCACGCCAAGCATCCACGAGCGGCTTCAGCTCCTCTTCCTTCATCCCGGACTCCAATGCGCCGAACGCTTTCAGCGCACCGACGGATCCGCCGTAGCCGCAGTTGTGGACTAATTTTCCCGATACGGTAAAACGGTGATGCTTTCCGGCATTTCTGATGTCATAAAGTCGAGCCGTGCGCTGATGATACGCCAATTCTTCCTTTTCTCGCTGACAGCTGTCTCCGCAGCTTTGATAATCTCCGAACGAGTCATTCCTGCGGACAGTTTTCTCGTTACCACAGCGCGGCAATAAGGCCAATACTCCTGATGAAACTCCGACAAAACCGTAATTCTGCGGTTTGCTTGATTTTGCGCTCTGGGTACAAAGCGTAGATTCCCTTTGGTGTAATTTCCGTTCGTATCGATGCGATCCAGTTCCATCGAGCGTGAGGGCAGACCGAATGTTTTTATGAGATACAGACCTGCCTCCGTCACACTCGGAAAATCGAACTTGATCCCTCGCCCTCCATACAGAGGGTACGCCCTGTCGTTCGGGTTCTCGCAGCGTTGTTTTGCTGCTGTGAGTCGTCTGTCCAACCAAGATGGAATCTGTCTCGGTTGCGAACAGCTCTGGCAGCCCTTCGATTTCCCGCTGCGAAGATTGTCCAAGTACTGCCACTGGATTGCACCGCATCCCGTACATTTTGTCAGAACGTAGCAATGATTCATTGCCGCATTCCATCTCTTTTCCGGGCTGATGATTCTCACCCAGCCGAATTGCCGTCCCACCATCTCCTGTTTGTACGAGATGTGCGCCGCAGGAGGCGGCATCTCCAAACTGTATCGGCTGCGATTTCCCCTGAACCCAGACGAGATGATCCGGGGTTGCTGTAAGACCTTCATAGGTAATTACCTCCCGTTCGCCTTTGAAAATGACACCATCATGGCTGACCCAGCTTTCTCCGTCCCAGAGCAAATGCTCCGCACGGACATACTCAATAGGGACAAGTCCTTCATTCGTAAGGACAAGCTGTCCCTCAGCGATACACGCCAGTTCTGCCTGTTTCCCTTTTTGCCTGAGATGCCCGTTCTCACCGTGTTTCACTACATTACAATGAAACATCCTGCCCGCCGTAGCGCAGTAGATATCGCCGTTACCCTCAAAAACATCCATGCGCCATCGCTCCTTGGCAAGCCATGATAGCACCCGCGCTTCGATGGCAGAGAAGTCCGCAACGATGAATTTTCTGCCCTCCTTCGGGATAAAGGCAGTGCGAATCAGCTGCGACAACACATCCGGTACGGGGTCATAGAGCATTTCCAGTGCCGCATAATTTCCCTGCCGCACAAGGTCACGAGCGCATTTGAGGTCGGAGAGATGATTCTGCGGAAGATTTTGCAGTTGCACGATGCGTCCCGCAAAACGTCCGGTGCGATTTGCTCCGTAAAATTGAAACATTCCCCGTGCACGGCTGTCCACACAGACGGCATTTCTCATCGCCTGATATTTCTTCACCGAGGATTTCGCGAGTTGCTGACGAAGCACCAATACATCGGAGACAGGAGACTGGGCGGTCTTGAGCAAAGCTGTCACAGACTTCTTATCAAGTGACTCCGTTTCAACACCGCGCTCTTTGAGCCATTCTTTCATCTGCGCCACGCTGTTCGGATTCTCAAGCCTGGTCAGAGCTTTCAGGCGTTCCATCAACTTGTCCTTTGTGGTCGCGTCAATCTGGACGGCATTCTCCACGAGAGGCATATCAAGCCGTATTCCACGATCATTGATTTCTTGGTCGAGCACATACTCCTCCCATACCGATTGCGGCACAGGATATTTGGACAGACGTTTCTGTATTGCCGTCTCCACTTCGACATCACGGCGATTATAGGCTTTGAAGAGTTCCCACTTCTCTCCTGTGGGTTCGTGGAACGGAGGTGTAGAAAAAGATCGAATGAGTGCCTTGCCCTCGGTCATTTTCTGCTCTTCCAGTCCCAACACTCTGCCCACGGCGGCAAGCGATAATGGCAAGCCCATGTAGGCAGACCAGACCATTGTGCATCGCCAGCTGTGGGGATTCAGAAAACGGGCACACTCTTTGGAAAGCGGATGATTGTCACGGAACGGATCGAGGTCTATCCCCAAGTCCGACAAGTAACGCGACAGACACACACGCTCAAAGTTGGCATTAAACGCCCACTTGATGACGCTCTCATCGATCAGTGCGTCCAAAATTTCCTGCGGAATCTGCTCTCCATTGGCAATATCGATGACCTCCACCGTGCCTCCATCCACGGCATAGCCGAAAAGCAGGATCGCAAAGTCCTCTGCCTCTGCGTAACGATAAACGCCGCTTTTCCCAATATCTACACTGCTCCGAGTTTCAAGATCGATAGAAATAGACTTCATGTCACTTCTCCTTCTTCGACAAAGGCAGCGAGGACGAATCCCCGCTGCCCGTGTCACCTAGTCCTATTTAGCTGAGGAAATCTTCGTCCTCATCGGCGAAGTCATCCTCGGCGCGTGTCTTGCCGCCGAGCGGCTCACCGTCGGAAATCTTCTGCAGGTTGTTCAGCCCGCAAGCGATGCCCTTGTTGCCGTTCGAGTTGAATGCGTAGAAGTTGATGCTTGCGCGTCCGTAAACGCCGGAGTAGACCTCCGAGTGCTCGATGATCGGATTGCGGGCAGCATCCACGATGCCGGGAGCCGTAGCCGAGTTGGCGTTGATGAAGTAGCTGTCCTTGTATGCCGCATCGTCCGGGCGTTCCACATCGCCGTCACGGAGTGGGTTCTTGATCGCCGTGAGTGCGGGCACGGACTTGCTGCTGCCCTTGAGCTTTGATTGCCCTTCCTCGTACGCCGCCTGAATGGCGTTCTTGACTGCGGTCACGGTCTTGGTGTCGGACTTGGGAATAATAAGCGACACACTGTACTTCGGCGTACCGCCGTTGATGGACTTTGCCTGCCAGACGTTGGCATAGCTCCAACGTGTCTTGACACCCGTGATCACTTTTGTCGGATTCATAATTTTTGCCATGATGTGTTTTCCTCAACTTTCCTTAAAATCTTCTGCTGCGGTATTCATCACAGGCCGCTTGTCGCTCATCGGAGCGAGGGTTGGTTTTCCCTGCGGCTTGATAACGAAACCGCCGAGCAGTTCCTCAAACTTATTTTTTCCGAGCAGACCGGTCATCGCCGTAATCCCGAGCAGTTTTTGCTCATACGGCTCATAGCCCGCTTCTTTGACGGTTTTGGCGACTGCCGCCTCATCGGTGTACTTCCGATTCGAGCGACCTTCCACCAGTTTCCAGTCCGTCCACCGTTTTCCTTGGATCGCCCGCTGCAAGGCGTATTCCTTGATGTCGCTGACCCATGCCGCGAGTGTGTCGGCTTTTGCAAGCACCGCTTCTACTTCCGAGTCTTCCAGTGTCGGTGGCATTTCGAAGTCATACCGGGCGAGTTCCAGATTGTACTCTGCCCGTTTGCGGCAGGTTGCCTTGATCCTGCAGAATTGACAGTGCGCTCCGGCACAGAACTCGCCTTCTCCTGCGTGTGCCAGCTTTGCCGCAGGTACAAGTGTATCTGCCGCCCATGCCAGAAGGTCGGCTTTCGAGATGCTGAACTCCGAAATGTTGGAGAGACGAGGCTGAAAGATAACCATCCGCACCTCATCGATGTCGTACAGACCATCGAACATCTGAATGCATCCGAGCGCGTAGCACATCATCTGCGGATTATGGTCGGCACTGACCTCGATGCCTTTGCCGTGCTTGTAGTCCACAATGCAGACTTTCTTGCCCGAAATGATGAGCGTGTCAGCTGTGCCGAAGCCATCCGGCACGAACGCCGAGAAATCGACGCGCTGCTCCACCGACACCATCGTGTCCTTGCTCTCGTCACGGAACTGACCGATCAGTTCCATCACAAACTGGCAGTATGCCTCAGCGCACTCTTCCATCTCAGTGTCATAGGAAGCGAGGTTCTTGGTCGGATCGCGTACCCGCTCCCCCAGAGCCTTGCAAAGTTTGTACTCACAGAGCGTATGTGCGTCCGTACCTTGTGCGGCATACTCGCTCGGCGTGTCGGATTTCTCCGCATTGAGCCGTGCCGACGGCGGACAGGCAATCCATCGTGCGGCAGAGGATGCGGAGAGAACGGCATGCTTACGTGCCAATGCGCTCAGCCTCCTTCAAGAGTGCCGCATACTGCTCCGGTGCGATGTCGCTGAGTTTTTCTGCACCGAACTTGGCGATCAGCGACTTGACGGCGACACTGTGCCCTGCGACCGAAAGTTTCGCGAGTACGGCGCGTACCTCCTCAAGGGTCGGTGCTTCTGTCTTCTCCGTTGGCAACGGTTCCTCTCCTTCGGAACTCTGCACGAATTCCTCCAAGACATTAACCAGTCGGTGAAGAGCGCCGATAAGCTCGACTATTGCTTCATTTTCCTCCCGCATGGAGATCACTTCCTTTCGATTGACTGCGGGTATTTTCACCTTCCTATAAAGAAGAGGACACCGCCGTATGTTTTGGTCACCGATTTTTACATAAAATCTTTGAGCTGTGCCTGAAGCCCTGGCATGAACTTATTCATGCGCTTACGAATGCTTTCCTTAGATTTGAAGCCGACAGCGGTGGCAATGGCACGCTCCGACTCTCCCGCCGCTCTGCGGACGAGAATTTCATGGTCGATGGGATCGAGTTCACCGAGAGCCTCGTACAATTTGCGATTGCGCTCTCTGCAACTGACGGTCTCGGTGACATCCTCGTGAACGGGAAGCGCGGGATCGTTGAGTTCCACCGCACGCTCCAAGGAGATTGTCCGATACACGGGATGTGAGCATCCATCACAGCTGCGGTTGGCGCAGCAGGGTTTTCCTTCATAGATACAGTGCTGCCCACGCTTTTCCCGCTTGTCCTCCCGCCAGATCGGTCGCATGACAGCAGAGTATTGCTCGGCATCGACAGGTGCATAAATTGCCCGCTCCGACGCCTTGAGGAACTTTTCTCCGGCAGCCTTTCGCCGGACGAGTTCGTCCATGCCCGTATCCCGAAATCTTCCATTTTCGTGGATCTGAATCGGGGCGGGGACATACACGCCCAGCTTCTTACTGAGCTGAAAAAGATGTCCCTGCTGTCGGAGTGCCTTGACCTCCTGCGCGGAGTAGTCTTTAATGATGCCGTTGAGCTGGATTTTCATAGTTTTGCGTTCCTTTCGTTCTTGCCGAACGGCAGGATGCAAAACTACGCACGGGCTTCTATCTGAAAATGGGCATAAAGAAGCACGGTGGGAGCATAGAGATACTGACAAGCTCATTACCTGTCAGCATCCCTATTCGCATCCCGCCGTCCTATGGCCATCTTGGACAACAGATTGACTTACCTAGGGAAACCGAATGTGATTCTTCCTACCACCACCTTAAAAATCTTTCTCTACATAGAAGCGGACACATACATCCGATTTGGTCACCGCTTTTTGATTAGAATTTTTCCTTATAAAAAGAGAAAAACCGTGCTATAATTGATACATGCACAATCATCAAAAAATAAAGCCCCAGAGATTCAATCTCTGAGGCTCATCCTATATACAATAGTGTTGCTGTAAACAGTGAACAGCACTCAATAGCGTCAACTGCGTTAATAGTGTCAATACTTGCAAATGAGGTGTTTTCATGCTGGAAAACAAAGAATACGCATTATGCGGCGGTACCTTCTTCACCCTTCTTCTTCAGGCAAGAAAACAGAGAACCGCCGCCAGGAAAAATGCGGTTGGCGAAAAGGACGGTCTGAATGACAGCGAGGTTCTTGAAGGGCTCATCCGTGTGGCTTTCCCCGACTATATTTCTCCTGCGGGACGTTCGATCCGAACTCACACTTCATCATATAAAGCGTGCAGGCTCTCTGCCAATGAATATCTTCCATTCGATAAAGAGGAGCTCATCCACACCTTTGACCATGAGATAAAAGAGACTTTTTCCTCCCCGCTTCAGCGCATGTGCCAATTTTCATCGTCCTTCATCGATGAGAAAAACATGGGGAGCTGGCTCATTCGCGCCATTCTCGATACGATCAGCCGAGATCCCAGTATCACAGATGAAATATTCTACGTTGACCAAAACGGTCATCCAATGGATAAAAAGCATCTGCTCACGGTGCAGAACATCGAACTGCAGCCGTTTCTTCTTGGTGTTTGGCATTTTATTTTATCGAACCGAGCAGATAACACCGTTGGTGCAACTACGATTGATTCATGGCATGATCGACCTGCTGTAAAGAGAGCAAGGCGCAAGTTTAATTCAGAGGTTGGAAAGAACTGGAGCAATAGTGTTTCTGTCCATATAATTCAGGTCGACGAACCTGTATCAGGAGAGCATAAAGATTTCATCAGATCACATAAGATTCTTGTCGATAAGAGGTCTAGCGATTTTGATCTGGATTGGGCGGCCCGGGGGAAAATGCGTTCTCCCCAAGACGAATACCGCACATATCTTAAAAATACTCGTGAAAAATACAATAAATTGAAGACGCTTCTTTATAACGATGCGCCCGTGGAGTTTTATAATTTTTACATCTGCAACAACATCGAGCAAAGAATCTATATTAAAAAGAACAGTTACCGCAGGAAAATTATAGAAAACAGCACAGCACAGTTACTGCACGAGTGTTCAAATTTTATTTTGATTTCCGGTACAGGTGGTCTCGGAAAATCGATGATGATGCGCCACCTTCTTTTGGATTCCATAGAGCGTTTTGATGAATTTGGGAAAATTCCTGTCTTTATTCCTTTGAAGGACTATGGTGATTCCTATGACAGCTTATTGAATTACATTTTTGAAAAATTTGAGGGTCTCGGTGGATCTAAAAAACTAAACGACCTCTCAAAACTACTCTCACATGGATCGTGCTTGCTACTGTTTGATGGCTTAGATGAAATAAAATCAGACTGTAGGAAGAAGTTCGAACATGACCTTGAATTTTTTGCCGACAAGTACACCGATAACATGTTCATCATATCCTCTCGCCCAGCCGGAGCATTTATATCCCTTCATAGATTTACCGTACTCAACCTCTGCCCATTTACTAAAGAACAGGCACTTTCACTGATTGACAAGTTGGATTTTAGACCGGACGAGCCGGCAATCAAGGCGAATTTCCGAAATGAATTAGATAACTCCCTATTTCGTACACATATGGAGTTCACCGAAAATCCACTCCTTCTCACCATCATGCTTATGACGTATGAGCAATTTGCAGAAATTCCATCAAAAATGCATATTTTTTACAGGGAAGCATACATCACATTATCCCAAAAGCACGATGCAAGCAAAGGAGCATACAAACGAGTCTTAAAGACAGGATTGACTGCAGATCGGTTTGCAGATTATTTTGCTGAGTTCTGTGCACGAAGCTATCGTGATGAGAAGTTTGAATTCACGGATCTTCTGTTTGACCAGTATTTTAACAGTCTGCACGAACGTACAAAAGAACTGCATAACGTCACGCCGTCGGATTTCAGAGATGACCTCGTTGAAAATATGTGCCTTATGTTTTACGAGAACGGAAAGTATCATTTCACCCATCGCTCTTTCCAAGAGTATTTCTGCGCCTTGTACTTTTCAAAGCAAAAGGACAAAAACTTGAAGCGAATTGGTGATTTTTTTGAAAACAAGAATCGCCGTCACTACTCAGATAAGGCATTCAATATGCTGTATGACATGATCCCGGAGAAAATTGAAGAGTATATATTCTCCCCATTTCTAAAATCACTCTTTGTAATGTGCGAAGCTAAAAATGGCTATTGGACCTTTCTTGAGGAACTGTATCCTATACTGTCCTATGAAAGCGGAGAAACAAGCCTATGGATTGACAATGAACCAAATTCCTTTATTTACAATGCAATTATCAAAATCCAAGATATAGCTGCGACGTTGGACTTTGATGAGTTGCCGCAAGACGATGAATATCTTATGGATGAATGGGTTTATCTTGATTCAGATTATAAATCCCCTGAGTTCGAATCGGGTTCTCTGATAAACAAGAATGCCGTACCTTGGGAATATAAGGAGTACTTCGGAGAGCCTGAGGTCGTCGGAAGATATTATGAAATTGATATCGAAGCCATCCTAAGAAATCCAGAGAAACACGAAGATACTATCCACTTACTTGAAAGTGATGACTTTCCAATAAGGGCAGAGTTTTTAGCCGTTAGAGCATATATGCAGGAACTTATCGATAAAGAGCAGGCTGTTGGCGACGATTTGTTTGATTTGTTTCAGTAGCTCAAACTTTGCAATCCCCCTATTCCAAGTTTCTGTTTATCACTTCAATAACTACACAGGCAGGAAGTTCCAATAACGTTTAACAACTTGTGTAAGGGATAAGCTAATTTTTCCTTCTCATGCCCAGCTACATAAAAAAACCGAGGGATGCAACACACCAGTTATCGAGGAGGTAAAGCATCATGAAAGAAATTCAACCAGTGTCCATCTCGTCGGCCACAGACACTCCAAATATCAGTCGATTTATTTACACTACGTAATCAACAGGTAATGCTTGCCAGCGATCTTGCTATGCTCTATCAAGTGGAGATACGGGTTCTGAATCAGGCTGTGAAGCGGAATCAGAAAAGATTTCCCGAAAGATATTGCTTCCAGTTAACCAAGGAGGAGGCAAACTTGACATCACAAATCGTGATGTCAAGTTCCGCACATGGCGGGCGGCGAATCCTGCCTTACGCGTTTACCGAACAGAGTATAGCTATGTTGTCAGCAATTCTCCGCAGGAATATTTCTGTGGAATTAGTAAAGACTACCTCAAGAAAATTTGGTTAATTGCTATTCACCAGCAAAATTTGAGATCCCAATTTGGCACCTCAAAAGGAAAGGAACTTTTATGAGTGAGAAAGCCCCTGATCAGACATCCATAGCGCCGATAGACACAAGCCACATACGGAATTTGGTATACACCGTTCGTGGCATTCAAGTCATGCTAGACTCAGATTTGGCGCGGCTTTATCAGGTAGAAACAAGGATACTGAACCGTAATGTAGCCCGCAACGCCCGTCGCTTTCCAGAGGATTTTCGCTTTCAACTCACAGAAGATGAGTTTGAAATCTTGAAATCCCAAATTGGGATTTCAAGTGACACTGTGCATGGCGGCAGACGCTATCTCCCCTACGTCTACACCGAGCAAGGGATTTCCATGCTGTCCGGAGTACTGCGAAGTGATGTCGCCATAGAGGTCAGCATCGGCATTATGCGGGCTTTTGTTGAGATGCGACATTTCATCGCCAGCAATGCCCATCTTTTCGAGCGCATAGAACGAATGGAGCTAAAGCAACTCGTCTCTCAAAAAGAAACCGATGAAAAATTCGAGCAGATATTTGATTTCATACACACTCATACAGAGTCAAGCCAAAAGATATTCTTCAACGGACAAATTTACGATGCCTTCAGCTTGTTGGCGAACTTGATTCAAAAGGCTGCCAAGAACATCATTCTCATTGACGGCTATGTGGATATAGGGACGCTCAATCTACTGGCAAAAAAGCAAGCCAATGTTGCCGTGGAAATCCACACATTCAACAATACGAGATTGACGGCAGCAGATGTTGCGACCTTCAACAGTCAATATCCAACGCTTACCATTAATCACACCAATGCCTTTCACGATCGTTTCCTTATTCTTGACCACCAAGAGGCATATCACATCGGCGCATCGCTCAAAGATGCCGGAAAGAAATGTTTTGCCATCACACTTTTGCAAGATGAGGCTCTCCTACAGGAACTTCTGGCACATTTGTGAAAAGACATTCACAGCTCTGCGAGGCCTGCAAGGAGTTGGGGGCAGACCTTCCGTTTTATGAATTACGAGGAAATGGACTTCGAGTTCATTTTAAGGCTCCCCATAGTCCACTTGTTTCTCATCCTAAATCCCAAAACCGACATAATGTCGGTTTGGATGTCGGTATAGCGTATAAAATTCTGGAACTGGTCGTAGCTAATCCTAAAATAACAATGGTTGAAATGGCAGAAAGGCTAGGTGTCACAAAAAGAACAATTGAGTGCGAGGTAAAACAGCTTCGTGAAACAGGCAGCATCGAGCGTATCGGCAGCAAGCGATTCGGACATTGGAAAATCAACAATTGAAACTATAGGGTCGAGGCACAAGAAACTCCCATGCACTCGACCCTATAGTTTTATGGAATTGATTTGTGTAATTCAATAAAGCATTAAGCAGAATCTCGTTCGTCGTTACATTGTATCGCTATCGACGTTACTTCGTTCATCGCCACAATGAGGATGATACTCGACGGGAACGAAAGCGTCGCGTTCGCACGCGCCACGGTGATGGT